ATGATTTCTTCGCGTGTCATATCTTCCCCCCTTTCGCGGATTTGTTTTTGTCGGCCCGCTGCTTGATAGCGCACGGCGCATGGATTGTTCGCCAGCCGCCAAGGTGGCGCTCAAAATGCCCAGCTCCCCTCTCGACCGTCGCACCACAGGCATAGCATTGGCCCGGGTATCGGTTTCTCATTTCTCCCCCCTTGCGCCGCTGGCGCTTTCGGCTGCAAGCGCTGCGTACGCGACATCGTCGATGTAGTCGTCTTCCCGATATGCGCCCTGCGCGCCCCGCGCCTTTTTGAGAATGGACATAAACTGCCAGCCCTCTGTCTCGGTCAGATCATGATTGTAGAGAGTGTTAAAAGCTGCCACGGCTCTGGCCATCGAGCGCTCTCCGGTTGGCGTGTCTCGGCTGGCCGCGCGGTCCTCCATTTCAGCCTTCGCTTGCGCTAAATAATCTGTCGCACGTCTGCTCATTTCTTCATGCTCTCCACGAACTTTTTGAGTTTTTCAAACGAGTCTTTGCCGATGTATCCGCCTTTGTTCCAACTTGAGACTGTTTGCTGCGAAACGCCGAGCTCAGCCGAAAGTTTTCGGTGAGATAGTTGGCTCTTTTTTATCAGCTTCTTGATTTCGGCCTGCGCTTCCAGCAGTAGCTCGAGAGACATTGTGCGGACGGGGCGTTGCGCGGTGCCATTCTCGTCCTCGGCATCGTCTTCCTCGTCGTCCTTCGGCGCGCAATACACCGGCTGCTGGCCATCAAGATTCAGCCGGACCCGCCACGCGCGGCGGGGCATGCCCTTGGCCTCAAGTCGGGCGGCCAAGGTCATCGCGGCTTGGAATTGCTCGGCGGTCTGGAAGTAGGCCCGATAGCTGGCGTCGCCGCCTCTGGGCCCGCTGTGCGGATTCGCAGCGGCCACTCCGGTCTCGCTGCGTTTGTGATGTGCTGGCATTCTCGTGTCCTCGGTTGGGACGCGGCGACCGCGATGGCCGCCGCGCCGAATGGTTTACAGGTCGTCGAGTGACTCCCCGGCCTCGGCCTCGAACTCGTCCTGCGCTCGGGCGCGGCCGTCAAGCCGCTCGCCGTCGCCAATCTTTTGCAGATTGCCGAGCGCGAAGCTGACCCCCTTGTTCCCGTTTTTGTCGTACGGGAACGGGCGCAGGCTAGCGCGGACGTAGCAGCCCGCGTACACATCGGCCGCGTTCTCGATTGGCTGCGGGCGCCCATCCGGGCCCGCGTAAATCGACACAACGCCCGGCCGCTGCTGGCTCTTGACGTTCAAGAACACGCTGCCCTGTTCGTAGCCCTTGTCGACACCGTCCTCGCGGAACGGCAGGCGGGCCTTGCCCGTTTTGACCATCTCGGCCCACTTGGCGCCCCAATGCTCCTTGCCGGCCTCGTCGGCCGCAGCGCGCAGCGCGCTCAGGTCGGCGCCGGGCTCGAACACCAAAGCGCACGAATAGACCGGCGTGGAGGACCCGGGCGGGGTCTGGGGCTCGAACAGGTGCGGGTAGCTCAAGCGCGCCCGCGGGGTGATTACCTTGCTCATAAACGTCTCCTAGTTTTTCTCGATTGCGGCAAAATCATCGGCCGCGGTAGTGGCGACCACAGCGGGTCGTTTGTCGGCCGCGGGGGCCAGCGTTTCACCGCTGGAGACCGCCGCCACCAAATCTGCCGGGAAGTTTTTCTTCCCGACCAGTTTCTCGATCTGCGCCGGGCTCTTGATTGCCGGCGCCTCCCAAATATCGGCGCCGGGCAGGCGGGCCGCTACGGTCTCCGGGTCGCAGGACCATTTGCGGATGGCGCGCTTAGCAACCAGCTTCCAGCCCGGGACTGTCTTCCCGGCCGCCAGCAGCTCCTGCGCTTGGGCGCGCAGCGCGGTCACCCAGTTGTCGAGCTCCCCCGCGCGAGCCAGCAGCTCACCGACCTGCTCTGCGCTCAGCAACCGCACATCGCGCAGCGCGGGCGGGTTGAACTCGTCCTGCGCCGCGGACAGCACCGCGTCACGTTTGGCCGGGCACAGCGCCAGCGCGGGGCAGAACCGGCAGTGCCCGCCCGGCACCAGCTTCGCGTCTGGCGCCGTCGCGGCCTCGACCCCGTCGATAAGGTCCGCGGCGTAATCCAGCAGGTCCCCCGGGCGGAACGATTCGCAGCGCACCGGGCCGTCCGCGTGCGGCGCCCGCGGCTGGATGATATAGGCGTCTACCCGGTCGCACGGCGAGTCGTCTGGCAGCCCCAGCAACTGCGCCAGAGCGTAGTAGCGAAGCTGCGAATTGTTGGCCACCTCGACCGGCACGCCTTGGCCGTGCTTGTAGTCCCCGATCACCAGCAGCTTCTCGGCGCGCCGGTAGAGCACGAAGTCGGCGGTCCCGAACATCGGAGCCGGCGGGTGCAGACGTTCCAGCGAGCCGCGGCGTTCGAGGCCCCAGTCGTCGGTTTCCTGCACCATGCCGAGCGCCCAGTCAACGTAGACCTGCACGGCCTCGGCCATCTCCTCGGTGTATTCGACCCCGTTCGATGCTTTCGCGCCGACATACGCCGAGGCCGGCTTGCCGGCCTTGATGGCCAACTCGCCCATCTCGTGCGCGGCGGTGCCCTCTTCGGCATAGACGCTGCTGGTGTTGGGCACGCCGCGGCTCATCGACACAGAGCCGGGGCAGGCCATCCAGCGGTAAGCGCTTGATGCGCCAAACTCCGAATGCACCGCCATCACGCACCTCCGCAGGCGGCGATGACCGCAGGCACCAGCTCGTCAGTAATTTCCGCGGTGCGCTTGATGCCGAGCGTGGCCATCATTTCGCGCGCCTTGACCGTGCCATGCTGGCCCGCGTAGGCCTTCACCGCGTCCACAGCCTGCTCGACGGTAGCGGGCTCGACCACAAACGGGTCCGGCTCCTGCGTCGCCTCTGGCGGCGTCTCCGGCGGCTCTGGCGGTCGCAGGCAGTTGCTTGGGCTGGACTCCGCGCGAATAGCCGCGCGCTCCTCCTGCGCCTCAAGCGAATACAGCCAGTCCACCGCGGTCTGCGCCTCGGCGGTGTCCGCGGCGTCTACGGTCACCTCAAACTGGCCCACAATTGTCTTCAGATACAGCCTCATCTCTACACCTCGTTTTCGATTATTTCGTCTACCTGCTTGACCTTACGGCCGAGCACCCGGGTGACCGCGTCGTCAATGGACCCGGCCAACCCAAACATCCGCACCGTAACCGGCAGGCTCTGCCCGATCCGATGCGCCCGCTTCGCCGCCTGCAAATTGTCCGCAGGCGACCAACTCATCTCGACAAACGCGACCTGCGAGGCTGCGTGCAGCGTCACCGCGGTGGCGCAGGC